GAAGTTTTATCCCTGTTGACTCACCGTTTTCCCCTATATCAGGAAAATCCTCTAAATCGAGGTAGCAATGGCACTCTAAAAGTGTAAGTTCATTGTCTTGGTCGTTAAAAGAAGGTTTTCTACCTTCTAACTTGTCCACTTTTTCTTTTACCGAATCATCGTTTCCTTCTTGTTCAGGCATTAACTCGATATCACGGAAAAATCCACTCACTTGTTGCTTGCGAGCCTCGTTTGCACTCATGCTTATTTCATGCGTAACACGATCTGCGGAGCGTAAGTCGGTGGCTGTGTACGGTACAACTAAATCTTCGGCTGGAACAAACTTGCTCACAGGGCGGTTAAGCTGCTGGTCAAAGTAAACCTTTTTAAATGCACTACCAGCATTACCTAAGTAATACAGCATTTGATCAAATTCAGGTTCAAACTCCTCCATTTCGTACATTATCTGGTAATTTAAAAATTCTTTTACTCTATCGGCTCTATTTTCTATTTCCGGAGTCATTTGCCCTATGATTTTTGTTTTTACAGGACCATTGCTCGGCAAAAGTTCTTTATAAGCCGCCGATTGAAACTGTGTTACAGCTTCGTTTAATATTGGATGAATAACACCCGTTGCTCCGTTAAACGGTTCTGTACGGATTTCGTACCGCAAGCCAAGTAAATCTAGCCCTTTACTGTAGGTATCTTCCCAATCTTCCCTTGAAGTTCTATCGTCTTGGTAGCTCTGTGTTACATAACTGCTAATGTCGCTGAGTTCGTCGTCGCTGAGTACTTCGGCTAGGTTGCCATCAAATTCCGTAATTATTTCTTCGGTTTCGCTGCCAAAGTTGATAACTGCACCACCCTCGTCATCTTCTTCTATTTCAATTTCTAGCTGTTGTTCGCCCGTTGCCAGTAAATCATTTTCCTGTTCTAGCAGTTCGGCTTCTTCTAAACTATTGGCGGCGGCTGGAGCTCTCACTAATGATTTTTCTACATTGTTTACAGTAGAAGGTTCTTTAGCCACTGTCTATTCTCCTTTAATAATATGCTCTTGTTAGAGGTTCGCTGTCTTCTGGTTCGTAATCTTCGGGGTGAACTATAAAACCGCCCTCTCTAAATCTTCTTAACGCCTGTGTTACCGTATCTACATAATCGTCGTTTTCTCCAGCAGGAAAAGCAGCACACTCCTCGATTACTTCTTCTGCCCACGTTGTGTCCGGAGCATATACCATACCGCTTTCTAGAATTGGTGCAACACTATTTACACGGCTTAATTTATCATTTCCTCTACTTGGGCTGTAATTAGTAACAGGGATACCCATATTTCGCAACTCCTGTGTTAATGGCATACCACTCGCTTTTGCTTCTATGAGTACGGTTTCTGGCTCCCAATACTTGTATTCATCCAACGCTATACGCCGTAACTCAGGAAAATCCCATCGTCCACGTCTCGCATCTACCAAAATAATACACGCCGTCCCTCCATCTGGGGGGTAAAAAACTCCCCACGTTGTTATGGCACTATAGTCTGCGTGTTCCTTTTTACTAAACGCCGTATCATAACTCTGCATCACATACGTTAGTTTCGGTAAATCTTTCGGCTCCCACTTTTTCCACCAGTCACGTTTTAAAATAGCCGACGTTTCACTGGTCGGGTTCTGCTGCCACTGTGCCTCCCACTTTCCGACACTTAAACTACCCTTTACCGCCAATAAATCTTCTTTTTTCCAAAACTGAGGCCATGTAGGATTATCACTCGGCAATAACGCTGGGAATTCTATAACCTCCCATTTATCCGCTAACGGGTCTCTTGCCATCTGCTTTAGCACTTTGCCCGTTAAATCGTTTTCTGCCCACCTTGTCATTACGACAACTATCGAACCTCCTGGCTGGAGCCTTTGGCGAGGTCCTGATGTATACCATTCATAGGCGTGTTCAAAACTGTTCGGGTTTAACGCATCCTGCTCGGAATGTGGGTCGTCGATTATCAACAAATCCGCTCCACGTCCCGTTACCGCACCACCCACTCCTGCCGCAAAGTACTCTCCACCATCACTGGTTTCCCACCGACCTGCCGCTTGGCTGTCCGCTCGCAACTTTACTTCTTCAAATACCTTTGCATAATCTTCCGTGTTCATTAAGTTACGAACCTTACGTCCAAATCTAAAGGCAAGCTCCGCTGTATGGGTTGTCTGCATTATCTTTAACTTCGGGTTTCTACCCATTAACCACGCTGGCAATAGGAAACTCGCAAATTCAGATTTCGTATGTCTCGGCGGCATATTCACAATCAACCGCTTTAACTCACCCTTCGCCACTCTATCAAACTTATCTGCCATTACGCTATGGTGCTTTCCACCTATAAACTCTGGCCAAACATTACGCACAAAATCAATAAAGTTTTTTCTCGCTTTTTCACTCTCCGTTAACTCCGTCGCTCTACCCAGCAACTTCGCATACGTTTTCAACGCTTCTTCGGGGGCAATGTCCAAGTTCATAACTATTTTATATTATATAATTTTTCAAAGGGCAATGAACCTAAAGTCCTTTATGCACAAAAGGGGTACGACGGACTACGGAACTTTCTGCTGTGGTAATTTTATGGCGAGAACATAGTAGCAAGGCCAACCTTACTACTACTCTTCAGCAGGGGGGGTTACATAGCTTGCTATGCAAAATATTACATAGTTTGCTATACATAGCTTGCTATGTATATAGGCATAAAAAAACCCCATAGCCATTATGGCTACGGGGTAAAGGTAACTTTTTAAATTATGCTTTAATTAAAAAGTTATATGCTTTAAATAAAGCATTAATTGTTTTGTCGTAGCTTGCTACAACTTCGGCATTGTGTTTAATGCCCGTTGTTGGTTTTGTTTTGGTAAGTGTTACCAGTGGGTTTATATCGGCTATTTTAAATGGTTTAACTAAAACATTATAACCGTTGCTACATTGCTTGGTATATAAAGCACTTATTAGGGCGTTATGCGATTTATTGCTATTACCGTAGCTTTGCCCCATTAAAGCCGATAACAATGCACCAATGCTAGTAGTCGATTTGTTGGTAATATAAGTTATAACTTGCCCCGTATTTATGGCAACGGTAAAAACTGGCATAACTTTGCTGTTACCTTTAGTATTAACATAATTAACCGTTTTACTGGTTTTTGTTAATGTAATAACCCCCGTTAGCATAAGCACGGCAAGTATACCCATAGCTGTGTTTTTACTATATGGCACAACTTTAAACATACTATCGAATGGTAGTAATTTACTTGGCACAATATAAGTAGTATTTTTATTAGTGTAGTTATAAATTGCACTCGGTGGGTTGTTGCTATCGATAGTGGTATTATCGAAATTGTTAATAGCAACGGGTTTTTTGTTGTTACTTGTTGTACTAGTAGTATTATCGAAATTGTTTAATGCGTTTTGCATAATTTTACCTTTTTTAGTTAAGTTAGCAAAAAACTAATTTTTTTGCCTTGCCCTTATTTTATAAATTATTGCGTAAATTAAGTAAACTTAAAATATACTAATAATTACATTTTATTTTTAAATAACTGTTTTTGTTGTATATATGCAACATTACTTATTAGTATTATTTGCTACCGTCAGTAGTACATAACAACAAACAAACAAACATAGTATAATCCACAACATAACTAATCCTTTTAAAGTGTTTAAAAACTAACCTTGTAAAACTATTTTTTCAATAGCAACCAAAAAACAATCCACCGCACTAACATGGAATTCCAGCTTTATTTTTATATATGAATTCATAGTGAATTCATAGTGAACTCATATTCATATAACCATAGACAAGGAAAGACGTTTAATCTTCTTCTCGTTTAATCTTCTTCTCGTTTAATCTTCTTCTCGTTTAATCTTCTTCTCGTCTACCTAATACCTATTGTCGAAAAAGTGACAATCCATACTGTAGTAGCCGCTAATTCCGTTTAACTGTTTGTCGGCTTCGCTACTAAAGATGTAATACCAATGGTACACAAGTTTTGCAGGATCGTGCCTATCGTATAGTCGTTGGCTTGCCCTAGACTCGTTTAACTGTTGCAACAGATTGTTAGCAAATGTTTTTAACTCGGTAAGAAACCTGCCGTTATATTCGAACGCAAAATTTAATGTGGCATAATCGTTACCAGCTTCGGAAAAACGAATGGAATTATAGGGGAACTCGTTTTCGAGAACTTGTTTGTACTGTTGAACTAAACCCCAATGACCTGATACGGTTATGGAATTTTCGATATAATCGCCCAT